GGAGAGTAGATGTATCAGCGTTAGGGGCTTGTCCAATCATGCCCATAGGTCCTGCAACTAAGCCACGGCCTGCTGCACCTTCAGCAAGACGAGCGCTTGCAAGTGGGTCAGCAGCACTAGATGATGGCTGCTGTTGTACGCCATAAGGAGCAGCTGCGTTATAACCTTGACCGAGCACAAGGTTNCCAGGCATTCCTGAGTTTTGCTGTGGNAATACAGCACCTAGGCGTGGGTCATTCNCAACTCCGCTATCACCATATGGATACTGATTGATGCCATCTATAGCACCAACTTGCGGTCCAAAGTTAGTGACGTTCATAGGGTTATTCATCATCGGTCCGCCAGGCAGCACCGACATCTCTTGAGCAATCTTGAACCTATTAGGGTCAAGCATCATTGCGTTATCCATTTTCTCTTTACTCATTACATTCCCCTCCGTGGGCCATTAAGGTTTGCACCAGCATTACCTGCTGCTTTTTCATACATACGCATACGACGGTCAAGAGCATCTGTTTCCAGATTTTCTGGGTCATGCTGTGGATCCATCGTGGCTGATGCGCGGGCATCCATCGTGCCTGACTGATTAGTAGGGTCTTCTAGTGGTGCATTGCCAGGTGCATCACGGTAGCTAAAGTTACTGCTACTGCCTTGCATAATCTCGTTTGGCATGATGTTTGAGTTGCCGTATTTAGTACGAGCTTCTGCAATAGGTGTGCCTGCACCTTTTTCCATCACACTCTGAACACCAGCAACGTATGGATTTCCATCGCCTTGAGCTTGTGACTGACGCAGTTTCTGCTGGTAGTCACGCTCAGCGCTGTTCATAGTCAGCTTTTGAGTGCCTCCTTGTACGGGATGCATAATCTTTCTTATGTTATTCCTAAACCTATTCTACACTTAACGCCAGCCAGTACTGAGCATTATTCTTGAGCCTACTGCTGTGTCTGCAGGTCCAGGTACAGCCATAATGAACTCAGCTCCAGCACGCTCAAAGGCGTAGCGGCGAACTTCAGGGCGACGGTAATTCGGAACATACAAGCTTTCTGCTAAACGATCACACTCACGCAAGTAGATTTCACGGAAAATTTCATCACCCTTAAGCGGGTCTGATGTATTGATTGTCCGCTGAACGTCACCACTAATAATCTCTTGCTTCGATGGGTTCAAGATACGGCTACCATCAGNATCAAAGTAATCATCTGGAATAGCAGCACTTGCTTTCCATGCAATATCACAACGTTTGATGTGATACACAATCTCGTNATACCAGAGTTCATCTGGGATTAGTGCCATCGCTTCTTCAAGGCGAGCACGGTCNCCTGCTGGAATCTGAGCACCAGCATTAAACCCNAGGTGGTATCTGACTTTTGATTTGAGATACTCGTCTAACTGCATTACATCATNCCCGATGGGTTCTGATAAATCTTGCCAAGTTCTTGTGCATAACGTATCTCATCAAGCTCACTCAGCTCACCACCTTGAGCTTGAATTTTACCAAGCAAATTGCCAGCATTACTACTNCCTTTCATCATGGCTGCTGCACCAGCACCTAAGCCACCACCAAGAATCATTCCAACAAGACCACCAGCCATACGTGCTCCAGGGCGAACCATACTTGCTGCTGGTTTTTTAAGAATCCTTTCTGCTGTATTCTTTAAAACCATATGTGGCAACTGCCCAGCAGCAGCACCGATCGTTGCACCACCAAGTGCGCCAGCCAGTCCAGCAGACTGCAACGACTCTTGTCTAGCTTGTTCATCTCTAGCTGCTTGCAGCAGCAGTGCTTCTTGCGGCGACAGCATTTATCTACAAGTAATACTACAACTAGTTTAACTAATAAAAATCATGTCCTCTTCAATCAGCTGTTCCCAGTTGACACGAGGGATGTTCTCTAGCTGCTTGAGGTTTGCAAAGCGTTCACCTGATAGTGACATTCGCAACTCAACAATCTTCTTAGCAGTAGCAAAGCCTACGCCAGGCAGGCGTTTTGCAATCTGTTCTGCAGGTGCAGTATTGAGATTAAGACGACGATCTTCAATAGGCACAACGGTTTCTGGTGCTTGCTCTTCAGGCACAATCAATTCAGGAGCTTTTACTTTTGCCAGACGTCCTTTATCTCTGTCATATGGCACTAGTTGGTCAAGAGTCAGAAATGTAACGTTGCCACCTGCATCACGTACCATTGCGAATTCTTTATCGTGCTTGCTGATAAATTCTACAAGTTTCCCTGTCTTTGTATCTTGGAATAATTTACTATCAGACATATTGTTGGGGTATACCTTTCTCTTATTATAGGCACAAAAAAAGAGCCTCGTTAGAGACTCTCTTTTGTTAGCGAAGGATCAATATCCTTGGCCAGCTTCAATAGCATACGGGATGTGAGCATCGTCGTAGCTAGGAGCAGGGGCTGCCTTGTACCAGCACACTTCCACGATGATGGCGGAAGGGGAGTTACGGCAAGCACCAGCAGAAGGGTCGAGTGACGCAATCAGATCAGCGTCAGTCGTGAGGCCAACGGTTGCATCGGCACCGCTTGCGGATCCATCAACAACAGACAGCATTGCGGAAGAAAGGCCATTCTCAGGGAAGTAGCCAGAAGCTTCAGCGGTGATGTCAGTTCCGAAAGTAGGAGCAGCAGGGGTATCGATTGCGATTGTTGCTGTACCAGCAACAGTTGCTTCACGCACGCCAGGAGCAGCAACGGCAAGCTTGTAGACGGTTGCGCCTGCGGGGATAACCATAGGCTTATCCTTGCGGGGCTTGTCATCTTGACGCAGGTCAGGAGACAGGATTTGAGGGGTATAAGAACCAGCCTCAAGGACACCGTCAACAGTAGTGACGCTGTCGTTATCAGGGTTGATGACCACAGCTCCGACAGAGCGGTAGAACTCAACACCAGGGAGAGCCACAACACCTTGATCGCGGTATGCGTTCAGGTGGGCTACATAGTTACCGGGGAAAATTACGGACATTGTTAGTTACCTCCTTAGTAAACGAAAGAGTAACCAACCGTGATGAAATCCTTATTCAGGGTTTCAAAACCGGCAAACAGAGACCAGATCATGATGATGAATCGTGAGAAGTCATCATTGTTGTTCAGCAGGATCTGGGCGTTATTACCACCGATGCCAACTCCAACAGCCTGTGGGCCGAAGAAGATAAGTTGAGCAGCTTCAGTCTCAGTGTCGGTGATGGAAGCATCAGCGATAGAGGATTGGAAGGTTTGCTCAGGCAGGTTGGTGGACTCGAACCAACGGACACCCTCAAAGAGGAAGCCAGTCGGCATAACGGGTTGACCAGCAACGAAGCCAGCTTGTCCATATGCAGGACCCATGCCTTGATAGAAGTTGGCGTTGGGCTGCAGAGCGGGCTGCATGGGATTGATCATCCCGGTGCCAGGGTAACGAGCGATTTCACGGAAGTCGCTGTTCTGGCGAAGATGCATCATTGCCGTGGGGTCAACGATACAGCGGTAGTAACCGTCAGCGAAGGTCGGGACGTTGCGCTTACGCATGTCCTTAACAACTTCGAGAAGGTCGGTCTTGACGTCAAACTTGGCAGATTCACCACCTGCATAAGTAACAACGGTGCCGGAAGTAGCACGAGTCTTACCNCCNGGCATGTAGNAGCCACCTTGCTCGTCAGAAGACTGGCCACAGGCATCAGCTTTCAGGAGTTCGTTAGCGAACACCCGATCGCGCCAGCGACGGTAGTCATCAAGCAGGGTCAGCGAGCCGATCGACTGGTGGAAGACGTTGAGGTTTCCGGTGTCGAGGAGGAGACGCTGGGCAGTGATGAGAGTTTCACGTGCAACTTTAAAAGTAGAGGGCTGAGTAGCATCGCGAGAATCAGCAGGTCCGGTGTACTCACGGAGAGTAACCAGCACCTTGTCCTTCACGATGTTGCGGGCGGAGGCGGATCCAAGTGTTTGATCAGCAGTACGCTCGCGGGACTCCTTAGTACCAGGCTTACCCCAGAAGCGATAGCGGTCCAACTGAACAGTTTGACCAGGCTGCTTACTGAAGTCGTGTACCACCACGGGCTCTACAGCCATCTCAATGATGTAGGCGGGGTGGGGACGATAAAGCTCTGCACCAAGAAGCTTCGGAAAATCATTATCAATCCACATAGGATCGTAACTCCGTAAGCTAAAAGGTTTATAAGTGTCTTCGACTTAGACACATACATAGATACTACTATTAATTGTTATACTTTATATGATATACCCTAATATTTTGTGGTTATGGAATTTATTGACGACAAAATTTGGAAACCTGTACATACCTTACCTGGCTTTGAATGCTGCATTGAGTACTACGTCAATAACATGGGCGAAGTTAAAAGCACCAAGGGGCAGATTGAGCGTATACTTAAAGCGCGTATTAATAAAAATGGCTATAGGCAAGTTAATCTGACGCAAAGGATTGGACGCAAAAAGACTATTACTGTCACTGTTCATAAGTTAGTTGCTCTTGCATTCCTTGATAAGCCTGCAGCTCTTCCAGGCAGGGGTAGAGGCTGCACTCGTATTCAACATCTAGATGGATGTAAGATAAATAATTTCTCCGTCAATCTTAAATGGACTAAAATAGAAGAATGTAATGAGTAAAATCAATGGCTGATAGTCTCTTTCTTGTAGGAGTTAAAGACATACGCAAGCACACAGGCACTGAGATGCAGCTTGTAAATCCAAAGCGTGGCGGTAACACTCATATGATTAAAGAGTGGTGGCGTAATGGAGTCAATACTACCTATACAGGTTGTACTGTTTTTGATGTGACGACTGGTGATGGAACTGTAAAGCTAGCTTTGGCTACTGGTAAGCCTGAAGGCGCAGAAGTTCGCATTG